GAGTGTTCTGGTAGCCATTTAGTATTTATCTCAAATACCAAGGTGTTTTTCTGTGATAACTTGAAATTCCCAACCGTGGTCTTTGCAGAATTCGGTTGCTGCTTTCCATTTAGATTGATTGACGATATAAGTTGCCGCTTCTTGAATGTAGCGTTTAGTCTTACGTTTTTGAGTTGGAGGTTTAGTCTGTGCTTCTGGTTTGACTTCAATTACAAACGTCTTGATTATGCCATTCTTTTGCCTAATCTTGGCAACGAAGTCTGGAAAGTACCTATGTTTCTTGTTGTCCACTGGACTCCAGTATGGTATAACCAGTTCTTCGGAACCCCACCAGATAACGTCAGGATGATCATCTAAATATTTCATTACCTTGACTTCCCACGACGACCTATAGATGATATTCTTGGGATCACCTTTGTATTTTTGTGGATTTTTGGGCGTAAATTTACCTGAATATGACATAAATACTATCTAGTTAACCTACTTAGGACAACCATGGCATTTTTCGGTCTTTCTGATATAAATTTTAATCCGGATACTAAACGAACTTTTGGTCCTCTTTCCGCTCTGGAAAACACTCCGTACAAACAAACTTCTTTAAGATATCCTTCTGATGTTGGCAATTATGACAAAGGTCACTATATGGTGTTTTTTGTCCGTGAGCAGAAAGAAACTAGATTTAGTGCAGCACAGCGAGGTGGCAGCACATTTGATGAAAAGACCGAACAGGCAATACAACAACAACTGGCAACAGGAATTAGTGTATCGAATAGGACTTCAACTTCTAAACTTAAAAATGTTTTTGCACAAGAGATTAATGGTGCTTTAACAAATGCAATCAGTAAAGGTTCTGCTTATCTAAGCCAAAAAGGTGGTAAAATTGGAAGCAAAGTGAGTGGAGCAATTGACAATTTTGTTTCTGGTCCTAAGCAATCATCAAGTGAACAGAAGTATGATCAAGCAGTTGAGTATTCAATCAAAAGCATAAGTGATAAAAGTCCATTTGGATTTTTAAACACAACACAATTAACCACAGATGCTATTGCACTGTACATGCCAGATACCATCAACTTTGATAGTACAGCATCATATGATGGGTTGAATCCAGGTAAAGAATTGTTAGGTCAAGCACTGGTTGCAGCACCAGCAATTGTTGATGAATATAGAAGAGGTGGTGGTACAGCAGCCCTGAATGCACTTAAAAAGTCAGGTGCTTTACAGAATGTTGGTCAGAAAGTATTAGATAAGTTTAATCTTGGTGGAGATACCGCAAGATTAGGCGTTTTTGGATTCACTGGCAAAGTTACCAATCCAATGATTGAGTTGATTTACTCAGCGCCAGACTTTCGCTCATTTCAGTTTGAGTTCTTCTTTTATCCTAGAAGTGAAGCGGAAGCATTAGAAGTACAGAAGATTATTGATCGTTTTAGATTTCATCAAGCACCAGAACTGGATGTTATTGGTGAAGCAGGTCGGCAGTCTGGTTTATTAATACCTCCTTCTGAATTTGATATTAAGTTCTTCTATGCAGGTAAACAGAATCCAAACATACCATCTATAGCAACTTGCGTACTGCAAAGTATCCAAGTGAACTATGCACCAAATGGATGGTCAGCATATGAAGTTCCTGGCGAAAATGATCCGTTGTTAGGTCGCACAGGTATGCCAGTAGGTATTCAAATGTCATTACAGTTTAAAGAAACAACATACATCACAAAGAGTGACTTTGGTGATCAGAAAATTGGCGGTGCATCGATGCAAGGTGTATCAGCATCTTATGCTGGTGGTCAGAAGAATACTTTTAGTTAAAGAATAATGGCAAATTATTTTAATCACTTTCCTCTAACGTATTACTCTGGTTCAAATACAACCAGTTTAAATATTGTTACAAACATTATTGCTCGGTTTGGTTTTGAAAAATCGTTAAAACAAAACTCATCGGCATTTTATGAGTATCTAATTAAAGAATCTGATACTCCAGAAATTATTGCATCAAAAATTTATGGCAGTCCTGAGCGCCATTGGATTGTATTGATGTTCAATGATATTATGGATCCACAATACGATTGGCCTTTACAGTACGATACTCTAGTAAAATACATTGATCAGAAGTATTCAAAACCAAGTTATGCCGACACTGCAAATACACATGTGAGTGGTTTGTCTTGGGCAATGAGTGACACTCACACTAAAGCATACTATAAAATTATTACCAGAAAAGCAAACACTTCAGTATCTGGTGTGTCGATTGATGCTAAGACTATTATTGAAAAAATTGAAATTGATGGAAACACTTATGCTAATGTGATCGTTGGTACAAACAATGCAACATTACAAAGCAATACTAAAATTACCGAAACTACCACAAAAGAAAAAATATCCTATTATGACTATGAAGTTCAATTGAATGAGGATAAGAGGACAATCCGTTTATTAAAACCAGAATTTGTTAAAGATGTTATTGAAGAATTTAAGGACATTATTACCAAATGAGTTTTAAGATAACCGAATCAACACAGTTTTATGTTAAGAATATTACGATTGTTTCCAAAGGCGGTTCAATAGAGGTAACTTCGTTATATGAAGAATTGAATATCTTTGATTCTATGTTTCTTCCTGTAATGTCTGGTAATATATTGATTACGGATGCAAACAATCTTTCCGATAAACTGGCATTTGATGGTTCGGAAGTCATAGCAATGGCTTTTGAAAAGAGTGACGGTTCAGATATTGGTTCATTTAAAAAGTCATTTCGTATATACAAACAAACTGATCGCAGGAATATAAATCAAAATAGTGAACGTTATGTTCTCCACTTTGTTTCGGATGAATTTTTCTTTTCCGAACAACAAAGAATAACACAGAGTTATGAGTCCACGTATTCGGATATTGTGGATAAAATAATGAAAAATTACTTGAAGGTTGAACCTGCCAATCGTGGATTAATTGAAAAGACTTACGGTATAAAGAAGATTGTGGTACCTAATCTGACTCCTTTGGATGCAATTGAATGGTGTGCTAAGAGAGCAATTGATGCTAAGAATTCTCCAAACTATATGTTTTTCCGTAATAACTTAGGATTTAACTTTGTTACTCTTTCCACACTTTTAACTAAACAGTCTATACTGAATATTAACTTTGATCCTAAAAATTTGTCATCAAAGAACTCGCTGCAAGAGATGAGCAGCGCAAGAGCATTTGAAATTCTACAGCAAGATGATATTATAGAAAAGACACGGGCTGGTGTAAATGCAGGTACGTTTATTGGTTTTGATCCAATCACACGTTCGTTTGGACAAAAACAAATCACACATGAAGATGTGTATTCTGCAATGGACCATGGTAATAAGAATCCTAATGCTGTGGAAGTTTTTAACCGTGACAATACTTCCACTTTAACGACACATGATTCCAGAAAAGTGTTAAGTATAAACGGTGCCGGTCGAAAGAACAGTAATTATATAAAGAAAAACGATCCATCTTCCATTTCAAAAGTGGAAACATATGAGAACTATGCATTTCAAAGAAAATCATTGTTGAAGAATCTTGTTTCTAAAAAAGTAAAGTTAGTTATGCCGGGCAATTTTCAATTGACTTCAGGTTTAAATGTTGACTTAACTATACCTGGATTTGGTGCAAAGACAAAAGGTGATGATAATGATGATAGTTCAATTAGTGGTAAGTATATAATTATTGCAACTAGACATATCATCACAAATAATAAACATGAAACTTTAATTGAAATCGTAACAGATTCGAGTAAGACTAAACCAACAACAAGCAGTCCCAAACAAAATGAAGTGTTGAAAGCGGTAAATGGCTGATTACGAAAATAAAGACTTCGCTGGTAAAAATGGATTCACTTGGTGGATGGGTACTGTTGAAGATCGCCAAGATCCATTGAAACTTGGTCGGTGTCGTGTTCGATGTGTTGGTTGGCATTCACCCAACAAGATGCAATTACCAACAAACATGTTACCGTGGGCAACACCTAGCATACCAGTAAATATGTCCAATGTGTATGCGCCAAGAGAAGGCGATATGGTATTTGGTTTCTTTGTTGATGGTGAACATGCACAAGAACCTGTAATGCTTGGATCATTTCCTAGCATTCCATTAAAAGCAGGTAATCGTCAAGAACCATTTTCTGATCCTCGTACATCAGGTGAGTTGTCATCGGCACCAGTTAAACCTGACGAGTCTGCTACAAACTATCCACGCAAACTGGATGAACCAACAACATCACGGTTGGCAAGAAACGATTCAGATTATCCATCGCCAATTAATACTGCAAAGAAAACAAAGAAGGCAAGCAAAGTTGAACCGAGTTCATACTACAATGCCAAGTACCCATATAATAATGTGTATGAATCCGAATCAGGTCATGCACTAGAGTTTGATGATACTAAAGATGCTGAACGAATCCATCTATATCATCGATCAGGTTCTTATGTTGAATATGGTCCATTAGGTGACCGTTCCGAAAGAATACAGAGAAACAAGTTTGAAGTTGTTGTTGGTAGCGAACAAGTTTATGTTAAGGGCGATGTTACCATTTATGTTGATGGGAATGTACAAATGACTGTTGGTGGTAACTATCAAGCAGATATTGGTGGTACTTGTAAGATAACATCGGGTGGAAATATGACACTCAAAGCACCTAAGATTGATTTGAATCCATAATGCCAGCAGTTGCTCGTAAATCTGGAACTGATACTGTATCCACCGGACATGGTTGTGATGCTACAACGGTAACCGATCAGGGTTCTTCGGACGTTCGTGTGAATAGTATTGGTGCAGTTCGTGCAGGAGACCTGTGTCAAGTACATTTGATTCTTGTCGGAGATTCTTGTGTACCACATACTGTACCGTTGACTTCATATTCCGGTTCAGTTTTTGTTAATAGTAAAGGTATTGGACGATTAGGGGATGCGTATTCTGGACATACCGTAACGTCAGGTTCAGGTAATGTTTTCGCTGGAGGCTGAATAAATAAACAATGTCAACAACAATAACATCCAATAATCCACGTATACAGTCTGAAAGATCATTCAGTGATCTGGATTTGAATTTCAATATTCATCCGGTCAAGAAAGATATTACCAAACATGTAAACGAATATGCTATCATAAACTCGGTTAAAAACCTGGTATCTACAAACTATTATGAACGTCCATTCCGACCAGAAATTGGTTCGGGTGTTCGCAATTTGCTGTTTGAGAATGTTGATCCATTGGTTGCTGCTCGGTTAGAAAGAGCAATTGTTGAAACGATTTCGAATTATGAACCTAGAGTTAGTGTGTCCAATATCTCTGCGATAGCATCACCTGATGAAAATTTATACAGTATAAAATTGGAATTTTTTATTATTAATAATCCTAACCCAATTAGCATAGATTTCTTCTTAGAGAGAATTAGATAAAATGGCAGACCGTTTAAGAGTTACCGAACTTGATTTTGATACGATCAAGCAAAATTTAAAAACATTCCTAAATCAGCAATCACAGTTTTCCGACTATGATTTTGAAGGTTCTGGACTAAGTGTTCTGCTGGACATTCTTGCTTATAATACCCACTATCAAGCATACTACCTAAACATGGTGGCAAATGAAGCATTTATGGATACCGCTTTACTTCGTGATTCTGTTGCTTCTCATGCCAAAGTTTTAGGTTATACTCCACATTCAAACAAAGCACCCGTTGCTACAATTAATTTTACTGCTAACTCCGGTTCAAATACTGTAGCAACATTGACTATACCTAAAGGATTTCGTTTTCTATCAAATGAGATTGATGG